AATATAAATCACTTGTCATTCTCATTGTCAGCTTCCTTTTTGTTTCCTATATTATATTTCGGTGTCAATTCCCATTCATCCTTCTCTTTAAAAGAAAGAATCTTGAGTTGACTCAATGGAACTGTAGGTTCTGCTGATTTTTCTGGTTCTACCAAAGATATCAATTCCCATTCAGAAAGTAAATTAGCAACGGTATTTCTCCGTGCTTCATCATTCTCTGAAAAGTTAGATGTTTTTCCGTCTAATGAAAATAATTCTTTGAAATGTACTATGTAATATTTTCCTTGTTTGTGGAGAATATGACACGATTGAAATAATGTTTTTTCTTTGCGTGATGCAATTCCGATTCTTGTGAGGGTTTCTCTTACTTTGAGAAAATCATCGGGTTCTTTTAATGTAACTTCAATCATCGATTGGATGATAGTTTCACTCATTTTGTTCCTTTCAAACCACCTAATTCAATATTTTGTCGAATAATGTCTAATTGTGAGTCATCAAGCAATGTAGAATAGTCTCTTGCTTTTTCGTAACTACAATTGTAATATTTCTTGATCAATTCAAGAACATCATTATTTTCACGTTTAATCCATTTACCCCATCTCTTTTTGGGTCTAATTATATTTAGTAAAAAGTCGAATTGAAGTTTTGAATCTAGGTGGTTGTGAAAGTTCATTTCATTGGCGAACAGAGCAGTATCGTGATTGAAACTCAAACCACGATTTATGATAAAGGTATTATACTCCTTTTCAAGTATTGGTGTTTCATCAATCAAGTTCTTCTTACCGTGATTGATTTGTTTTATGAAGTCAAACGGGCTCATACGAACTCACATTCTGACATCAGTTCAATCAAGCATGCAACCAAGTTAATCTCTTGGTCTGCAACAAATGCAGATTTATACTGATAATCCGCGATAATCAATACCGCTTGTGGGATAGAAGATTTTTCCAATACTTCATATAGTTTGTCGTAGATTTTACGATAGACAGTAGCAGGGTCATTGTCAACATTAGTAGCGACCCACTTTCTCATATTCTGAAAGTTCTTTTCTCTCAAAGAAGAGACCAATTGAGTCAGGTTCAATTCACCAATGTTTGCTAGAATACCAGAATCGATATTACCAGAAGTTGAATATCTTTGAAGTTCGTTGATTACTCTACGAAAGTCAGGAAAATGTTTGTTGATAAGTTCTGCTACAACTCTCTTATCGTGAATCACATTCTCAGAGTTGAGAATATGTTCGCATCTTTCCATAAACTTAGATGCTATCTCTGGTTTTTCATCCTTACCAAGAACAAAATCAACAACCGCACATCGGGAATGTATCGGTTCAATAATACGATTTTTGTAATTACAAGTGAAGATGAAGGAACAATTATCAGCAAACTTTTCAATAAATCCTCTCATTGCTGGTTGAACAGAATCGGGATTTGAGTAGTCTGCTTCATCGACTATAACAACTTTTCTTGAACTACCAGATAAAGATGTGGTAGAACAAAATTGTGTCATCTTATTTCTGAGAGTATCAATCATTCTACCCTCATCCGAACCATTGATGATTATGTAATCGGAATTGGTTTGTTCACACAGTGCTCTAGCAACAGTTGTTTTACCAACTCCTGCTGAACCAGAGAGCAACAGATTAGGAACTTTACCTTCTTTTGTCAAATCGGATAGTGTTCCTTTGATACTATCTGATAAAACACATTCTGAGATTGTGGGAGGCCTATATTTTTCCACCCACAATAATGAATCTTTTGCCATAATATTTCACTTTCATAATATAAATTATAATCAAATTTTATGCTGCTTTTGTCATATAAGATGAAAGAGCAGTATAACCATGTTTTTCTGAATAAGTTCTATAATAGTCCTTACCATTAGAATTTTTCGTTGTTGGTTTTTCAACATACTTAATCGTTTCTTTACCCTCTACATAATTATCGATCATCTGTAATACAAAACTAATTTGTGGTGGCATATCTCTCATGGCCGTGCCCCACGGAAATTGACCAGGCTGCTTGTTATAAATTTCAAAAACAGTATGAGTTACACCACACTTAGATTTAGTGCGGCCGTCAGAATAACCTTCATCGAATTTCTTGATAAAATCGATAACTTTATCTTCTGTACCTTTTGTTGTATGACATTTTAGTGCCATCAAAAATGCACCTAATACCGCTTGGCCAGATTTTTGTCCAAGATCTAACCCATCTAAGACAAGTAATTCTTTTGAGAACACTTTTAATTTTTCAATATTATCTTTTTGGCCAGAAGAAGGTTTTGGGTATTTTTCTGGATACATTCCAGTTGCTGCATAATTTATTGCTGTAACAAATGACCCCTTCTTGAACTTAGCACTAGAAAAATTTAAATCCAAAAGAATAGCTTGTCCTGTCAGTTTTTCTGATGTAGATTCTGTTGATGTAACGCTATCAAAACAATTATATCCTTCCCACATAGCATCCATAGAATCATAATAATAATATGTAGCAGCAAGTTTATCTGGTTTTTCTAGTAAACCTTTCTTCCAAAAATATTTTCTGGTATTACCATCAACTACATAAGTTGCACCTTTTTTATATGTCACTCCATGATAGACAGAATCTTTAGTCAGTACACCAATTGAACAAGTCTTGTGTTCTGGACGCAATGTTTTAAATTTTTTCATTGCTTTCTTTATTCGTAACAGTACATCACGATTAAAGGGTATTGTTGAAATACCATCAAACTCCCCATAGGTCAACATTTTTTGTAAAATTTCTTTCATTATATTCTCCATTTATTCATCATAAGATGAGTTCGCTTCAAGAGCAATCCAGTAGTTTAGAGTATCGGATTGACGTTTAAAGTGAGATATTCGTTTGGAAGAAAGGCGAACATCATAAGTGCCTTCCATTATTTTACTGAGATTTTCCAGTTTGAATATCATACGAAAAGTCTTATCAGTAGAACCAACAACAGTTGAAAAAGAATCTGATGTTACATTTCCAGTATCAGATACAAGAATACGAATTTCTTTTCCATCGCCTTGAACAACAACTTCTGGCAGACCAAGAGTGTTAGCAGCATTGATAGTCTTCTTGAAAATATCTTCTGACAACTCAAAAGAAACTTCCGCATCTGGAAAATCAATTTCTTTCTCAGGTGGAGTCTGAAACATTGAACTACTACCACAATAATGATATGTCGATTCATGACTACCATCTTTTATGGATACACTACTTTCCGAAAAAACTAGTTCGGGGTCTTTGAATAAAGAAAGAGTTCCAAGAAAACGATTCAATTCGTAAATTGGAAACGTCTTAGGAAAATCTTCCCCGATTTCAACAGAGGCTAGAATTGTGTTTAGAGGGGATACAGTTCTGAGAGTGCTACCCTCACGAAATTCTAAACTTTGATTGATGTTAGCATAGTTCTTCAAGAACGATACTGTGCTTTCACTTAACTTCATTGTGTTCTCCTTGAGATTCACGGTTGTAATGATTATCATGTAAGTATAACATAATAATAACATAATGAGCGACTTTTGTCAAGTCGTTTCTATTAAATCCACCCTTCTTACCATAACGTTGAGCGTATTTAATGATGTTACCAATACAGAACCCTTCTCCGTGTCCTGCGTCAGCAATAAATTCTGTTGATTGTATTTTGTTTTGAGCGTAATGTGAAGTATAAGTTTTATCAATTGAATTCCAAATTTCACTTAAATACTTACCCTCATCGAAAACGTAATCAACTTCATTTTCGTTTCTTCTTTGAATTTGTTTTTTTTCTTCGTTTTTCATGATTACTCACTTTTGCGGTGTCTGCTCCATGTGATGCAAATTCTAGATTTGCGAGACTTGACATTGAACCAGTAAAGACGTATGAACCCATATGACCTAGCTCCATCCACGGACAAAGAAATATTTGATATCCCATTTTTCTAGCAAATTGACAAAAGAAATAATCTTCTGAAAGATATCGGTCACTGCCACCAGACACACTACCAAGATATGCTTCCGAATCAATTACAGTATCAAAGTAAGCATGAATATTTCTATCACCCTTGAAATGTTCAGAGCGATTGTGATCTGGTTTGTAACTAAATTGTGGGAACGCTTCTTTGAAATCCAAGAATACTTGTTTCTTAATCATCATAAACCCTGTTCCAATTTCTAACGTATCAACAGGTTCAGATATTTGTATCTTGTGTGTATTTTCTACTGGATTGAAAACATAATCTCCTGTATATTTTTCCAACACATTCGGGTCTTCATCTGCTAATCCAGAATCGACAGCGTTCCGAACTTTTTCCCAAGCGATACATTTTTTAGGATAAGGTCCGCCGATGATATCTTTATCAAGAGCAGCTAGTGTCAATACGTCATTCGGGTCAAAGTGTATATCAGCATCGATAAACATCAAATGAGTATAATGACTTCTCATAAACTCATCGACTAGATAGTTCCTTGCTCTTGGAATAAGAGATTCGTTGAATAGATAGAAGAACTTTAAATCCATTCCATACTTTGTTGCTACAGTAGCAAGATCAGCACATGCTTTAGAATACATTCCAGAACACATTCCACCATACATCGGCGTACAAACCATTATTTTATTTTCTCGCAATTCCTCGACGGGCAATTTAACTTCCATAATTCTCCATTATAATTCACTAGATATGATAATAGGATGCTGATCACCTGAACAACACCCTATGTTATATATTATGAGTAATCTTCAACTTCTTCGATTACTGGTTTAACTTCTTCGGTTTCTTCCAGAGTAACAGTTTCATCCAACTTTGAATACAAATCCATGAAAGTGTCTTTGGTTTGGTCATCGAAACGAGCAACACACATTGAGATTGCTTTCATTCTATCTTTAAAAATTGAGAAAGCATTTACAATATGAACCAATCTACGAGTAGAGATAATTTCATCAACTCCACCGTCATAGAAAGTTTTACGAATCAAATCCGCCCAATCAACCAGTTTGACAGCATACTCTTCATCGAGACAACCAAGATTTGACATCAGTTTTTTGATGATGTTTTTCTCAACTGATATGGTAGGATACTCTTGTTCCAGAGTAATAGGAAATCTCTCAAGAAATGCTTCGTTGAGAATGTTGGTTCCGATAAATCGCCCATCTTCTGAACCCTTACCCTTAGTATTGGCAGTCGCCATAACTGTGAAACCAGATTTCGGACGGATAATTCTACCTTCTTTTTTGATAAGAAGTGGATTTCCTTCCAGAACAGGTTGAAGACACATAATTTTGTTTGATGCCAAATCGACTTCATCCAACAGAAGTGTAGCACCACGTTCCATAGCCATTACGACTGGCCCGTCTTGCCAAACCGTTCTACCATCGATTAGAGCGTAGTGACCAATCAAATCATCTTCATCAGTTTCAATGGTGATGTTTACTCGGAAAAGTTCTTTCTTCAATTCAGAGTGAACTTGTTCAATCATCATGGTTTTGCCGTTTCCAGACAAACCAGTAATAAAGACAGGATAAAAACTCCCAGCTTTTTTAATGATTTTCACATCAGCATAATGACCAAACTTTACATATCCATCAACTTTAGAAGGAACATAAGATTCAGTATTTGCTGGAAACTCTATAACGTTTGAAACCATTTTAGGTGTTTCTTTTTCTACTGGTTTAGCATAAGCAATTATTGTTTCTGCTACAGGAGTAGTAGATACTATAGAATCACCATAGGGGAAATCATACGTTTTATCAACGCCTCTTTCTGAGCGAGGAATACGGTCAATCAGAAACCAAGGCTTCATAACATTTTTTATTTTGAAGTCGTCATCTTCTACGAAATTTATAATATCATTGCGGGAAAAAGTATTTTTACCGCCGAGATACGAGCGAAGACTATCAATCGCTTTTTCTTGTCTTTTAGTAAAACTCATAACAAAATCTCTCAAGAGAGGGTTCACATAATATGAGAAAAGTCATCTCTTCTCACTTCCATACTTATATTATAACAAGACATCAACTCTTTGTCAAGTCTTTTCTCCACATCAAGCAACTTTTTTGATAAAAGCGTTGAGAAGAACACGATTCTGTAACTTACCACTTGTGTTCTTTTTCAATGCTCTACGGATTACCGCTTTAGTTGCACCGACTTCAACTTTATCCATGTGGTCTACTTCATCAATCTGAAGACTTTTGGTATTGATAATGTAAAGTTCATCGTAAGATGTTTCTGTTTCAATCAAAAACTTTTCTTTACGAAACTTTGTAACTTCTTCATCGGTTGGATATCTTTCCATAATCCAACCAATATCACTAGCGATTCTTCTAGTGGAACTAGAAGTCAGGAAAAATCCAAGAAGATTTATTCCCAATTGTTCTTTGAGAGCCAAGAGATAGATAGAAGTTGTATCCATTTGTTTACCATTTTTTCTTGTAGGATAAACTCTTGTTCTAGTTTTGACATCATCAATATGTAAACTTCTTCTACTTACACTTTTTGTAAGATTTTCAGAGGTGAGATAATCCATATGTCTGTTACTCTGACCATCAGAAAGAAATACGACATTGACGATTTGAGCTTTTGTCTTAGTCTTGAACTCTTCTACGATTGTCTTAGCACAAACAACTGTTGAATCTAATGGTGTTCCACCCAAAGAAAAATTGTCTGGTGCTCCATAATAAGTATGATTTCTATAACCATAATAAGTTGAAAATGTATCGGAAACCAACAGTATGTTTCTATACGCTTCAGTCAATTCTCGGTTTTTCATTTTAGAGTTGAACAATGACATCAATCGTAAATGTTGATTGATTATCAAATCATTCGTTTTGTAGTTTGCTGTTCTCTTTCCAGCAGGTGTTTCATAATATTTAAAATTATCTCTCATAAAAGTATAACTGTTACTGTGATCATGATCTCTGTAATAGTCAGTAAAAGCATACACTTCAAAAGGAATCTGAACTTTCTGACAAAACATAGTCAAGTTTATCAACTGCTCAATAGTGTCTTTCATATATCCGTGCATCGAACCAGACCAATCTATGAACATCACCATACCATGATTCTTACCTTCTGGCAAGTTTGTGATTTGACGAAAAATATTATCACTATACTTGTAAGAGTGAATCTTATTCATATCAAGAGTGCCTCTTTTAGAGGTATATGCTCTACGATGAATGTCAGCAGATTTTTTCATTTCAAATTCTTTGACCATGTAACTAATCATTTTACCATTATTCACTTTGAACTTTTTCAACATTTCGTTTCCGGCATCCATTGCACCTTCGCGGTCATTGTAATAATCAGTCAGTTCTTTATGAATAACTTTATAGTCAATAACGATTGCTTCTGTATTGATTTTAGGAAAAGTCAAATACTTAGGAATAGTTACTTCATCACTCATATCCGATAATTCTTTTTCATTTTCTCTAAAAGCTTCATCGGTCAATGAAGTGGGTTCATCAGTAGAAAATTCTCTATCACCAAATGGGTCACTTTTTCCACCCTCAAAATTATTGGAAGGAGTTTCATCTTCTTCCGACTCGCTTTCTGAATCACCAGATGAATTGCTTGAGTTTTCTTCTTTCTCGGTTGATTCCGAATCTTCTTCCGAATCTTCCTCATCAGAATCAGAAGAACTATTTCCTTTCATTTCTTGTTCTTCGCCGTCTTCGGATTCTTCCCATTCATCTTCATCATCTTCATTTTCATCGAAATCACCGTAACTGTTATCAGTCTCGGATTCGTTTTCTTTACACCACTCATAAAGAACATCGT